AGCAGGTGGTCGTAGGTGAGCGTGTAAGCCTCGCCGGTCTCAGTGTCGGTGACCTGGACGCTGTGCGCGCCGGGGTTGATCGCCGTGACCTCGGAGTTGATGCGCACGTCCAGGTTGAGGGCGGCCTTGAGGGTTTGCGGGGTATGGAGGAGGAGCTTTGCGGGGTCTTCGATCTCGCCGCCGACGTAATACGGGAGCCCGCAGTTCGCGAAGGACACGTACTTGCTGCGCTCCAGCACGATGATCTCGGCGCCCTCGTCGCGCCTGC